ATTGATCTCAACAACATCGAGTTCGATCCGAAATTGTTTCTCGCGGCTAAGTGTGGTCGATTGCGGAACAGGTATGTTCGCGCTTACAAGGAGTTGTTACGTGATGGTGTCGAACTTTCCAACGACAGTTCGATATCTGCCTTCGTCAAATTAGAACGTTATTTTGAAGAGGGTAAGGCCCCCCGAATGATCATGGGCCGAAATCCAAAGTTCAATATTTTATATGCACAAATTGTAGAGCCAATTGAGAAAGGGTTTTTCCTGCTAGATCAAGTTGCAAATGCTTGTGACTACAGATCATGCGGTGAGAAATTTGAAAATCTTTTGGGTCAATGGTTTATGGAGAACGACATGTCTAAGTTTGAAGGGTCCCAACGGCTTTTCACTCTCAGATTGGAATACATGGTATATTGTTTAGTGTTTCCAAATCTTGTAAATATTATAGATGTGTTGTTTGCGTATAAAATAAGGAAGAAAGGAAGTACTACCACTGGGGTGGATTTCGATTTTTATGAGTGTCGAGGATCCGGTGATATGGATACATCACTAGGCAATGGAATTTTAAATTACATCGCTACTCAGTATTTCCTTATTTCTAACTACTGCCCAACATGTAGTTTTGAAACTTGCAAAAACCCACAGTGCAAGACCTATAAATTCGTTGTTAAAGGCGATGATTCTTATGCTAGTATTCCGCGTACTTGTAAATATGTAAATACTTACTCTTATTTTGGTTTTGATGCAAAGATATTGATACGACAACATCCTGAGGATGTTGAGTTCTGTTCAGGGAATTTCTTAGAATACAGAGCTGGTAAATATGTCTATGTTCAAAAGTTAAAGAAACTGTTGACCAGTTTACAAACTTGTCTCAATCAAGACGCCATAAGAGCAGGCTGGGTGAAGCAATATTATGCTTCATTAGGCCTTATGTACAATGTGTTGTATGAAGGGATACCAATCTATCAAGATATAGCAAAGTTTTTAATAAGAATCGGCGGTAACATGGGATTGAATACGAACTTAATTGATTCGTACAATTTGAACGCAGCTTTTAAATCACCACATAACGTAAAATTAGGTCAAATTGATTTACCACTCACATACGTTTCAATGTCAATGATTAACAAAATGGACATTGGTGAGCTCAATACCATTAAAAATTGGTGTGAAACTTTTGAATTAACTTTTTCACCGGAGTTTTCGAAAAGGTGTAACATCAGCAATCGCAGGACCGATTGCATTGAGTTTGATTACGATATGCTTAATGCGCAAGTGACCAATGAAGGTATGTCTAAGAAGATCAGGACATATTGGAGGAAACTACGCAGTTTTCGTAACAATTGGTAATTTCAATTCCAGATAGTGCGTATAAATCTATCTGTGTAATCAAGACCCGACTCTGTTAGAGTCAGCC